TCACTTGGTAGGCATGACCTTTTTGCCTTTTCGATTGCGGATGTACTGCTCTGTCATAACCACGGTCGTATGCCCAAGTTGATCTCTGGCTTGCAAGATGTCACCGCTGGATTCCGCCTTATCGGTACCCGCCTTGGCGCGCAAGTCGCGCATCTGGAACTCAGCTTTCGGCACCCCGGCCGCCTCCCTGGCCAAGTCAAACCTCCTGCGCAACATCGCCACCGTCATTGGTGTGCCGTCCTCTGTAACGATCAGCCGCGTCGAGCGGACCTTGTGTTCTGACTTTCGGGACATGATTCGATCAATCAAAACCTTCAACTCGCCCGTTATCTCGATCCGACGCTTGGCCTTAGTCTTTCCCTGCAGCACCCAAATCTGCCCGTCACGCACATCGCGCTCGTCCATCAGCCTGGTGTCGGTCACCCGTTGCCCAGTCAGATAGGCGAGGTCCATCGCGTCTTGCAGGCCAACATCTGCTTTGTCGTGCACGCACTTGAACAGCGCATCCTCAACATACGTGTCCCGGCCAGTTTCCTTGTTGCCCTTGATGCCCGCGCACGGGTTGGCAAGAGAGGTGTAACCCTTGTCCCTCGCGTAATTCCAAATTGCACTGAGCAGCGCCTTCTCGCGGTTTGCCCGCACCGGCGCGGACTTGCGCCAAGTTAGGTACTGGCGAACGTGCAATGGCTCGATCGTTTCCAGCGGTGCAGGTGGATCGTCAAAGAACGCGATCAGGTTTTTCAGCTCGCGCTTGTTGTCCGCCTGCGTGGCTGTGCCTTTGGTTGGGACGATATCGACCATGTATTTTTCTGCGACGTAACGGAATGTGATGACTTTGGCGACCAGATCGGTTGCGGTGCGATCACGCTCAAGCTTCGCGTATTCCATGATCGCCAAGCCGTAGTCGCTGCCCAGCGGAATTTCCTTGCGGTCCTTGCCGCCCGTGTCGTAGTAGTAAAACACCCGGCCGCTGGCTTTTTTGCGTTCCCGCAGCCTGGCAATCGAGCCGGCTTTGCTTGGTCGTCTTCCCATGTCAGCTGGCCTTACGTGATTTCCATACGGGCTTTTCTGATTCAAATGCGCCGACAGCGGTGACCGCCATCGCGGTGACACTCGGCCACCCGTTCACTTTAATCGTATGGCGAACGCCATTCTTTTTCAGGTTGAGGATCTGTCCTGCCTTGGTCCGCGCGCCGGTGAGCTCGCAAACCTCCTCGTGAGATAGAAACTGGATGGTCATGTGATGCTCCATGCCGCGCGTGGCGGCAGAAGGTGGTGATGGGTTATGCGTCGGCCTTGGCCAGAACTACGTCGATCCGCTGCACAGTGACGTGCCGCGAAATCTTTTCATCGGTGTCGAACCAGTCGGTCGCGCCCGTCTTGAGCGCCATGGCGATTACTTGCCGAGACTCGCGGAGCGTCGCAACCAGCTCTTCGTGCAGTCCGCGTTCCTCCCGGCCGATATCCCAGAAGCGCTGGCCCCAGTGTTCTGCCGGCGGCGGGTTGCTGTTCTGCGCGCCGAGTGCCAGTGCGCCGACCACAGCGTCCAGCAGGTCGCGCATATAAACGTTGTCGCCGTCGATGCTCAGGCCGCGTCGACGCAGTGTCGAAACCACCTCGTTCAAGTCGAGCCCTGTGTCCTGCAGCACGATGTCGAGTTCTGGTTTTTCCGGGGTGTAGATGGCAAGGCAAAGCTTGGCGGCGGCCGGCAAGCTGGCGCTGATTTTCTCCAGCGCATCGCTCGCTGTTTCATGGAAGCGGTTCAGTGCGGACATACGAATTCCTCGCCCGCCGTACACCGGCAGGCTGGTGGTGTTTAAGTCATATAAGTGTTTGTTTGGAGTGGCAAAAGTCCTTAGTATCAAGCGACTTTTAAAACCGTTGATGGAGTAGTAAGGATGGCAACCCCAACAGAAGCAGTAGTACAGCTGATCAAAACTATGAATGGCAGCTCTTCGATATCAGTAGAGATAAAGGTAGCTGCGGCAGAAGGGCTTGGGTATGCGGGTGGTGCAACTGCTCGTGAAGCTTTAATTAAGATAATCAACGGAAGTAGCAGTGTGTCTGCCGAATTAAAGGCGGCTGCTGCGAAAGCGTTGGGGCGAGCGACGTTAGTCTAAATATTACGCGGCCGCCTTTGTAACAGCACATGTATACCAACTGGGCAAAGCAAGGGGTGGAGCTAAGAGCAGGATCATGGCTGCACCTCGCGCCGAGCCCACTGCACATACGGGCCGTCCTCGGTATCGAAAATCCCCATCAGGAACCATTCAGGCCCCGGCGATTCTGGATTCCAGGCGGTGCACGCAGCATCCTCGTCAGGTAGATCCTCGATCTCGTCGCCAGAGTGCCAGCCTTTTAGCTCCAGTCCCTGCTCCTTGACCCAGGCAATATACGGCGCCGGGTCTTCGCCTTCGCCAAAGCTCGGAATGTTCGGGTGATACCACCAGCCGTCTGCATCGCGCTTCACCTCGACCGGCCCGAACTGCTTGCTGCCGCTGTGCGCCTCGCAGGGAGTGACGTAAAGCACGTCGGAGTAGTGGCCGCCGCCAGAGCTGAATTCCATCGTGCAGCCGCACTTGGCTGGCAAGCTGTTGACGAACGTAATCTTTTGTTCGGGCATGACTTCGTCCTTGCCGCTATAGCGGCTGACTTTGAAGGGGGGGAGGGGTGGAACGAAAGAGTGAGGCGCTAATTCCAGCGAACGTCGAGTTCTGAAATTTGTTGCTGCAGTTGTTCTATGAGTTCAAACCAAGAATCGAAACCATTTGATTCGTTCTGGACCAGAAACAGGTAATAACCTCCGGTTTCACCTGCGCGGTCATCCTGAATTTCTATCGTCCAACCGGCGTATTCGCCAGTCAAAACTATTCCAGTACGAATGATCTGCATGTGTTGGTCGGAATCCAATGAATGTATGAAATGGCAGCTGTACTTTTTACATCAGCTTGGAAAATGTTGGTACTGCGGCATTCTCCCTCGCTATCAGATCATGGGCATTCACAACCTTCATGCCAAGGTGTTCGGCGATCATCACTTCAAGCTTGGCACGCTGAGACAAATCCCAGCCCGGAAGCAGCGCAACCATTCCGCACAGGCCGAGCCGAGTAAGGTCATAAGCCATGTAGTCGGCCCAGACCGCTCCCTCGACGGTGCCGTGGTCAGCCGGATTCTCGACTTCGTATCCAGCTGTGCGCAGCCGTTCGGCCATGGCATTGAAGGCGGGGTAGTTGAAGTCCTCGATTCCCGTCATCGGCCCGGCCAAGTACAGGCGGTTGGCGCGAGCGGCTGCGAGCGTCACGCCAGGCGCAACCACTGCGCTAATCCGGTCCACTGCCCGGTCAATAGGGCCCTGAATGAATGGCGGCATCGGCTCGTTTGCCGGCGGCGTCGTTGAGGTAACGGCCGCGATCATCCCGGTCAAGGAGTCGGTGACGACCGCACGGATGTTTTCTGTGGGCATGGAACAGTCCTATGCCGGGGCATGCCCGGGCGGTGGAGGGTGGAATATCAGGCGCTTGCGGAGAGGGAGAGGGTTTCGTCGCCACCGCGCGCAATGCCGGCGTGCAGATCAACCCTGCGGCCAGCGAGCATTCCCGCGATTTGCGCATTCAGGTCGAAATCGACGTCACGCGCCTTGCGGGCTTTGCCTACGCCTTTGTTTGCGAGGTAATCGGTGATCAGCGCCTTGTCTTGCGCTTCAACGGCGATGATGTCGCGTCCGTCGCTTGCGATCGGCGTATCGTCTTCGCCTTTCGGAACAAGGGCGCTCAGCTTCCCGTAGACCTCGCCGACCCATGCCAGGGCGAAGTGGTCGCCTGCTGTTTCGGCTGAGTACGAGCTGCGGTGCATGCCTGCACGCACCGAAGCGACATATTGCTTGCGAGCAAATTTCAGCTTTGTCAGCAGTGCCTCGAACGCATACAGGGCTATGCAGCAGCGACGGAGCTGAAGCGATTGATTTTTGCTCGGATGGCCTCGACGCGCTCAGCTTCGATGCGCTCGCGTTCGGCTTTAGCGTCTGCAATGCGCTTTTCTTCGGCCTTGATGGCTTCGTCGACAGGCGCTTCAATCACTAGTACTCGATCCTTCAGCGCCTCGCCAAATTCCTTCACCTGGTTGACGCGAGCCTGGGCCTCTTTGACTTTTTGCTGATACGGAACAAGCGCGGTTTTGGTGGTGTTTGCCAGGGCATAGCGCACGTCGCGGATGTCTACTCGTACTTCCTTGGCATTTGCCAGTCCTTCCCACTCTCGGGCCTGAGCACTGTCTGCATAGCTGGTTGCCATGGTCGCCTCCGTGGTGGCGGGTGTTGATCCAACAAAACTCGGATGCACTCATTCGCTCCGCTGGTTGCCGTTGGGCGCGGAGGGGAGTGCATTCGGGTGGTGTCGAACGATTTGCAAAGTGGCGAGTTGAATTTTTTGATTTCACTGCCGATAAAGCGCAGAACTTCTAAGGATGAATTCCCATGCGTGTTATTTCGAAGACTGTCTGTCTAGTTGCTTTGGTCGCGCTCAGTAATTTAGGGCAGACCCAAGCGGGTACCGAGGATCACGACATCGCTATAACCATGGTGGCTATGGGGCGTATGTGTGCAGAACAAGAGCCTGGAATGAATTATTCGCTGCAGAACATCTTTTCCCTTCCAGACATAGCGGCAAACGCAGATCTAAAGAAGGAGATTCTTGCAGTAGATACCAATCCGGCATTTCAGGATGAAATCAAGGCAGTTCAAGTGCAGGCCGCAGGGGATCCGTCGGCAGCAAAACATTTCTGCCCGAGCTATGCGCCGAAAGCTAGCAAGTAATCTGTCCCAGGCCCGCTACTGGCGACGGCCTGGGTTTCTAGCATCAAATTGTCGACGTGCGTGGGGGGTGGCCTACCTCATTCGGCCGATGCGCGGTGACATCGACGGCCTACTGTCCGCTGCCTGTATAAGTGATGGGCGCCGGCCTTCAGGCTTGCCGCGCCGCGCAGGTGAATCGCTCTCTGCTACATGGCTGCCATTCCTCTAATTGAAGGCAACTGCCGAGCATTCCTCGGTAGTTGGTTTCGATGCAGGTGGGCGGTTATAGGCCGCAGTTTCGTCCGCATCTATGGTCGCTACTGGAAGCCGACCAATTCATTGGCAAGCAACTCTCTTGCTCGATCACTCAGGGCGTTGAGAACCCGAGGATCAGGAGAGTCGCAAGCCTTGTATTGCTCAATGCGCTTTAGAAGCTCTCGGTGCTTAGCTTCTCGATAGGCTTGATTCGCTTCTTCTGGGGTGTGGAACCTGCCCAACGTGACGCGCAAGCCATCGACATTCAGGGATGCGGCAAACTTTCTGTCGCACTTGCAGTTGACCCATGCAACGCCTATCGGCCACTCACCCCGTGTTGCCTGGTTGGTGCCGAAGAACAGGTTCAACCACTGCGGGATGAATGCACACGTTTTCGGTCCGTAGACCCGATTGCCGGGTACCAGAAAGTCTTTGTCGAGATGCATATCCTCCCAGCTCTGAGTGACCATCCAGCTTTTGAATGCGGAAAAGTTCTTCCATTCTTCGACGACCGTGCATCCCGCGTAGGTTGGATATTTCGCTTGGTACCGAGGCGAGTAGCACCTCATGAGCATGTCTGACCAGCGAGCCTAAATCGGGTCGTGCTTGAATTTATTGCCTTCCGCACGGCCTGCCGACATCGGGACATCGTTGAGGCCAACTCCATAAACAAGACGCTGTTTTTTCATGAGCCCTCCTGGCTGTGCGCTCTCATAGAGAGGATCGGAAAGATAAAGCCCCCGGTTAAGTGGCTTGGGGTGGGCTGGATTGCCTACTTCGATTTCAAATGCATATCTATGGCGCGGTTGAGCATCTCGAGGCCGTTCCGCAATATGGTGAGGTCATCCTGAAGTCGCATTATGTCGCCGCGTTCGGCGGCGGGAAGGAGCGCCGCCCTTCGGACAGAATTTTGAAAATCATCCCAGCGATGTGCGGACGCCCGTAATTCCCGGTTTATTTCCTGAATGTTCATCGTCTTGCTCCTCAGGTTTAGGCTTTAGAGCGCGATAGCGTCGATAACGGCAAGAATCAGTATGGAAGCCAGCAACACTATCAGCGCGTCCCGCTTTCCATTCTTATGAAAGGGCATGCTCGGCTACCTTCTCGAAATACTTGAGTGCCCAACGCTTGGCCCGGGCAACGTAGACAGCTCGATTTTCCCTTGCTTCCTGCGCACTTCGGTTTGAGAACGCTGCCGAGTATTCGCGGAAAGATTTCTCTTTTCCTTCGATAACCGCCGTAACCGTCACGGAATATCCTGGCGTTGTTTTGCTCATAAAGAGATCGCGAATGGATGAGTCGATATGGCCTACGGTTTTGCCTTCGACGATGATTTGCCAGTCTTTCGACTTAACGTTTTCGTTCACATATTCCGCTGAAGGCTTGAACTTAGCTTTCATCATGCTGCCCTCGGTTGTTTTCCCAATGCACCCGTCACCAGGTGCATCAGTGAAAAGACCGTCATGCTGCCGCCAGATCGCGGCGCTCCAGTTCTTCGAGGATTGCGGCGTGCGCGATAGGTGCGTTTTGCAGCTCGGCTGCAAATTCAAGGTCGTGCAGCTCGAACAGTGTCCAATCGCGCAGCGAGAACATTTCATTGCGCTCAATCGCATTGATCATGCGAGTTTGAAAAGCGAGCTTGGTGGCAACTTCTTTTGCTGAGTTCATCACGTCTTGCTCCGTTTGGTTGTCATCCCAAAGCCCGCTCAGTGAACGGGCTTCAGTGATGCTTTCCGCCGTGACCCGCTACTGGCGCAGTCACCGGCTTGATTCTCAAATTGTTTGTCCGACCGCGACTCTGTCCGCCGGAAAACTGGATTTGGCGCTTTACGCTGCACGCCCGGGTCAGTTGCCAACCCTCTGAACCGTTGAGGCCGGTTCATCGCTGCCTTCGAATCTGGGCCGGTGGTGATCCGGCAAGGTGAAGCGGTGGAGCTAAAGAGCGGCGGGCTGTGAGGCCCTTCGCAGTGGCTGTGTGTCGCTGCGATGACTGTAAGTTAACCGGCGGTTTTCTAGTCGTCAATACCGGCGGTTAATTTATTTTACGTAATAATTGGGTATGCTTTGTTTGTACTGGATGGGTATACAGCTATCGGGAGTGAAATAGATGGCAATGGCGCAACAACAAAACCGGCTCGAAAGCGGTGGCATGTCAGCCCTGGAGCGTCTTGAGCTACGCGTCTCGTCAATGATCAATCATCCGGTCGCGCAGATTCAGCGCTGGGTGACGATCCATCGGTTGGACACGGATGGGCAGAGGGAATGGGATGAGGTGATGGGTGTACTGTCAGAGACAGGGTGCATAAACATGACGCTCAATGACGATGAATCGGTAACGCTCAGGTGGGATCCTCAGGGCGATGAGGAGCGATCCGCCGAGGTGGAAAATCTGTTTGAAGTGTCGATGGAGGAAACCGCTCCGTTTTGATGGGCACAAAAAAGCCCGCTCTGTGGCGGGCTTCAATTGTTGCGGGAGCAGCTAAAAGGCTAAATAATTTGCATGCCTTCAGGAGCCTGTGATATCTGCATTCCATTGCATTCTAGGTCTACTCCATCAGCTATTACGGAAATTTTGATATTACCTGGTCCTGGGATGTGCAAAGGAGAGAGCACGAATTGGCCTTGCGCAGAGAGCCCCTTGGCATCATCGATTTGATTCTTTGCATGCTCGTGCATCTGCTCTAACTGTTGCGCATCAAGTGCAACGTCGAAAAGAACTGCTTCACCAAGGGTCCCTTTGAACTGAAGAGATTTGAACGGCTGGTCGTGCTTTGTGTTTGCGGTTATCAAGACACACAATTTTGGCAGTACAGCTGGGAACGCTGGGAGGTACATCAGGTTACCCATGATCCCGATATACGAGGTTTTGTTATTGACCTCATATCGAATGTCATCGCAGAAAATAGTGTAGGCAAACCGGTTCATTTTTTAGCCTTCGCTTGGTAAATTTTTTCTTGCCGATCGAGCATCTCATCAAGCTCATCCGCTGAGACGCCGAGAACCTCACGAAGCCTCTTGCACGTCGATCGCTGTAGATCAACATTTCCTTTTTCTATTCGTGCAACCTGAGCCTGAGTTGTACCTAGTAGTTCGGCGAGCTGCGTCTGATTCAAGCCTTTTTTCAAGCGCAGTGTTCTGACCGTTTTGCCTTCGTCAACCAGAAGATCGTCAGCCAGCCACGTGCGAGCATCAACGATTCCCTCTTTGTGTTCCGCGCTTTCTTCAAGGCGTGCCATGAGACGCGAAAATGCAGTGTTTTTTTGGGCTAGTGGTGCTGGAAGGACGGATGCTTCGAATTTCAGCACAACACCAACACTGGCCGTACCCAATGTTTCTTCACCAGCCCTCTGCCTCAAGCTGCTTATAGGCATCAAGGACGCGCTGTGTGACAGGGTGGTTCGGATCATAGTTAAATGCTCTCTCAACGACAGCTAATACGAAATAAAGGTCCTTTGAAGGTATGTAGGCGTAGATAATTCGATACTCAAACCCCTCCTTGGACAGTTCGAAATCCCTCAGCCTCCAAATATTCTTTCCCGTTCTGTAAAGGGAATAGACCTTTGAAACGCTGAATGTTGCTCCCTGCTCAGGCAGGTGCGGCTTTCCACCGTACTGATCCCAGGAAAGCTTTTCGAGCAAATCCTGATCGCAACCCAGCTCCTGAAGGAAAACGCCCAAGCGATATGCCGCTGGCGCATTTTCCTCAAGAATTTCTTCAAGATCGCCAGTGGCGTCGTCGCCAACTATTAGCTCGTACAATATATCTTCTCAGGTATATTCCCGCAAGGCGAGATGGCATTGATCGGTGCAAATCGGTGCTGTGCCGCTTGCCATTAAAAAGCCATGTTTTACACAGAGTCGCTGGAGCGCGCTCCGCTCCTCGTTAAAGCAATTGAGCGTTCCAAGCGAGCAAAACACGAGCTTGAATGTAGGTGTCACGCGCCATGATTGTTTGTGGCGGGTGACGGTCATTGTCGGAAATCATTTTGATTTGATCATCGCCCAGCCACTGCAGTCGCTTGATATACAGGTGACCCTCCCAAGAAAACATGTAGATCCCATCGCCTACGAATTCTCGGATGCTGATGTCGACCAGCAGCGGATCGCGATGCTTGATCGTCGGCGCCATAGACTGACCCCAGCCGGTCACCATCTTCAGGTGGAAATGCTCTTTGAACTCGACGCCCATCTCCCGCAGATGCTGAGGGCTTACCCGAACATCCTGCAGCATCTCTGGATAGTCATGCGGGATCTGGCCGCCCCCCATCGCTGCACGGACGTCATAGTGCGCTATCCACACCTCATCACCCACAACCCCTGGCCGATAGTAGTCAATCCCAATGACGCCCCCGGCATCATCTGCTTCAGCGGCTGCCATCAATCTTTGTCTGGCTGTGTCAGTAAGCCCTTTGCCCTGCTTATCAAGCATCTGGCGGACCATATCAGCGGCTGAAAGGGTCGAAGCCGATGGCGATTCGGCGACAGTTGTCAGCCCACTGATCTCGCGCGCAAGCCGCTTACTAAATCGTTCGACTGGAACTCCAAGTAAGCGCGATAGAACCGCAGCGAACTTGGCGTTCAGAGGATTCGTTCCGTTCAGGTACATCGCTACCGCAGCGGCCGATATATCAGCCTCTGCCGCAAGGCTCGCCTGCGTCAGTCCGAGCACGTTCTTTTTCGATACGAAAAGCGCCTTCGCGGCGTCGCACTCAGCTTTCAGTTCTGGGGACAACTCTTTCTTTCTGCTCATCCGTGAAATTTAACCGTTGGTTAATTTTATTGCGGCAACCGCCGGTATTGCTAGAAGCCTAACCGGCGGTTAATATTGGATCTGACAAAGTTTGCTGAGGCAACGACATGAAAAAGACGCCACTGCCAGAACTGGTTGAGCGAATTGGTCAGTCCGCTGTCGCCAAGGGCCTTGGCGTCAGCGCTCCAGCCATTTCAAAAGCCTTGAAGGCGGCCAGGGAAATCCTGGTCATTGAACATGAGGACGGAAAGCTGACAGCGGAGGAGGTTCGTCCATTTCCGTGCCAGTTACCGGTTCAGAGAACCGCCGCGTGACACTCCCGTCCGCCGATCCATTGAGCAAATGATCGTCCCTGCATCAGCAGGGCGCCACGTAAAGAATTTCGAGGTGTTACATGCAGGAATTGATGAAGGCGATCTACGACCTGGTTGATGACCACGGCACCAAGAAAATAGCCGAAGGCGCGGACTTTAAATCGCGGACGTTGCTTTCCCAAAAAGCCAACCCCGACTACGACACCCACCGCATGAACGTGGAAGAGCTGCACCGGATCATGAAGTTCACCCAAGACTTCCGTCCGCTCAAAGCATGGGCGGAGGCGTTCGGTTTTGACATGGTTCCGAAGGAAAAGCCGGAAGGCATCAATCTCAATGCCGCACTTCTGAGGCTGCACGCCGATCTTGCCGACGTTACTCGGCTTGCGTTCGACGCACAGTCTGATGGGCGCGTCTGCTCGGTCGAGAAAACGAGCCTGCTTAAGGAGGCTGAGGAAGTGATCGTCAGCCTGGAAGTGTTCAAGCAGTCCGTGAAAGCAGCCTGAATTTCAGACACAAAAAAGCCGACGTACGAGGTCGGCTTTTTCTACAGCAATAAAACAATTGGAGCCGATTATGCACGCACATCCGTGCGCGTGACCAGGTCGCCGGCCACCTATGCATCTCCAGCGGCAAGCCGTTGGACTGGAGCGGTAACGCTGTAGACGCAGGGCATTACCGAAGCGTCGGTTCCGCCCCGCACTTGCGATTCGATGAGCGCAATTGCCATGCACAGAGCAAGCAGGACAACCGATTCCTATCGGGTAACGCCGTGGATTATCGGATAGGCCTGATCGCGCGCATCGGACAAGAAGCGGTCGACGCATTGGAATCTGACCAGAGCGTGCGCAAGTACACCACCGACGATCTGAAGGCCATTAAGGCCGAATACCGGGCCAAGACCCGAGAACTGAAAAAGGGGCAGGCAGCATGAATTACCACAACGTGATTTCAGCAGTAGTCCGGGCCTTGGCCGCCGAAACGATCAACAGTTCCGGCGGATGCAACGTCGAGCCCCGGGTGCAGGCCGGCAAGCTCAAGGGCGAGATATCCGGGAGGGATGCCGCGCTGCTGGCCGACTGCATCGTGCACAAGCTCCTGCACGCCCAGCTCGCACCTCGGCACTGGAATGCTCTGGTGGCGAAGTACAGCACGCACCGTGGCCGCAAGGTCGACTCCATCGGCCGCCTGGTCGCCGTGGTGAAGACTCCGGCACCCCAGCGTTTCACTCAGCAGGCTGTGTTGGTCTGGGCAGTGCCGCAGCAGGTGAAAGGCATTCAGCGAGCGGTAACCCAGATAAAGGCGTCGAAGCACCGGGAGAACAAAGAGAAAGGGCAGTGGGACTGGCGCAACGCTGCGGCAGATGCGGACATTGCCCGGGCCAACAAGCATGCGCGCGCCGTCGCAGAGGAAAAGCCTGGCGAGATGATTGTCCTAGCCGATTCGAACTACGACATGACGAACTGGGATTCCCAGGGGCTGACAGAGCGCACATACCAGCGCTGGAACAAGGCCATTAAGGAAGGCTTGGAGTCGCTTGTGAACGAGGCTCTGGTTGAGGCGCAGCACATGCTCGAAGCTGTCGGGGTGCTGGAAAGCGAAGCGGCATGAAATAGTCCCTCAAAAGGGCTTGCAATGTCATGTCGCCATGTCGCATTATTCACCCATCCTGTCATTCCTGCGTGTATCGGGGAATGGCAAAAACTAACGCTGACAACGTGTGACGTGACAGGTGGATTGTTAGTTTTACTGGCCATTGTCCTTGGTTTTATGTTCTTGGTTCTGATGTCTGTTTTGGTCAATGAATCGCAAGAACCGATCGCAGCGGAGTTTTCTGCGAAGGAGGATAGAAAAATGGTGAGAAAAATCGAGACTGGTGTTTATCAGGCGACTGTTGGTGTTGGGACGGGCCTATACGCTAACTATCTACCCAAGCTGATCTTTCGAGCCTAAGAGCTCACGGAACCTAGCCAATGGCTGGGTTTTTTTTCGCCTGAAATTCACGCTGCCAAGCCAATTTTCGGGAATACCTGGACGTCGATAGCCGGATAGTGCGACGTACGGAATCAACACCGGCAGCCCGCGCGCCCTGACCTCAAACTTGCTTTCGGGGTGGCGCGAGACTGGATCAGCGAGATCGATGCAAAGGGGCGTCGACGTTGAGAAGGCCTTAGGCGGACAGCACGGAAAGACGTGCGCACCTATTCAGGGCCTCTGCATTCGCGGAGGCTTTTTCGTTTTCGGCTCCCCACACCCATTGCTCCGAGCTGGGAGTGCAGCGGACGCCGGATTTATCAATCTCCCCAAGGGGGAGGCAACCCGGATGCCAAACATGCCTGACAAGCCAGACACATGGGCGATAGCGCTTGCGTGGTTGAGCCAGCATTCGCCAATCCTCTATGCGGCTGCGCTGTCCTGCGCCATCGGCCTCGGCATCGAGAACACAGGAGCTGGGTTGCAAAGCCAGTTCCTGGTCAGTGCCGATCGATTCGCAATCGTCAACACCATTGCCGGCGGCGCAATCTCGGTGCCGTTCGCAGTGCAGGGCGGTCAGGTGTTCATGAACTCGGCGTTCATTCAAGACGGAACGATCACCAACGCAAAAATCGGTAGCTACATCAGCTCCACCAACTACATCGCCGGCCAGCAAGGCTGGATTCTGAACAAAGACGGCACGCTTGAAATCAACGGCATCGTTCCCGGCCAAGGTCGTCTGGTTATCAATTCACTGAACGTCTCGGTCTACGACGCCAACAACGCGTTGCGTGTCCGACTCGGATATCTGGGGTAATAAATGGCATATGGAATGCGGATCTGGGGCGCCGATGGTGCGCTTCAGATTGATGAGAACTCTTTCACCATCCGAGTGGTGCTATCGACGCTGGTAACTTTCGGCGCCGGGAAATCGAATCAGGATTTTTCGGTACCGGGAGTCGGCCCCGGAAACGGCGCCGCAATCGTTGTTCCGATTGGCGCCTACACCGACCAGCAATTGCAATTCGAAACCGAACTGGTCGACAACATCGCCCGGGTTTACAACCACACGCGGGGATACGCCGCGAGTACCGTCGCCACGGGAACGATGAGGCTGATCGTCATGAGGTTCAACTGATGGCCTACGGTTTGCAGTTCACAAACAATAGCAACGTCGTCACCATCGACTCAGAGTTCGCGCGGTTGATGGTTATATCCAGCGGCCGGTATGCACCAACAGAAGAAGGTGGCATGGGATCAACCACCTATTTCGATAGACCGGTGACCTCGCAAGAGCCACCGCTAGTGTTTGTCCGACCAGACACCGTTGCGGGTATTGCTGGTCTTTGCTTGATGCGCCTGGTCGGGTCGGCTGGTAACTGGGTTGGGTTCTACGTCCGTGCGTACAGTACGGCAACCGCTCAGCCGAACGGCCGATACTTCGTTGCTGCGTTCGCAGCTCAAGCCGTTGCTCAATATGGAATGCGCCTGTGGGATGGCGCCGGGAGGATGCTGTTTGACTCCGGCACGCCGAACGCCAGTTTCACGCGCTGCTTCCAAAACTGGAACTACATTCGATCGGAATTAACGGAGCAGGGTTTATACCGTAACTATTACTCGGTCCCTTTCAATTTTCCGCAGAACGAATTCATGCTGATCAATACCTTCGGCATGAACATGACATCAGGCGGCCGCATCAGTCGGCAGCTATACAGCACATGGGACTTTTCGACCGGCACTCTGTATGCCGTCACAGTCGCGGCAAATAACCCCTTCAATTTTTTCCTACCTGCGGTTTTCGCAAAGCAAGCCGTCTAAAAATACTCTCAATAGGATGCAGCCATGCCCTGGTACAAGGCGGGAACGGTCTCTGTTACCCAAAATTCCAACGCAGTGATTGGCTCAGGCACTGCGTTTATTGCGAACAGCCGGGTCGGCGACGGTTTTCGCGGGCCTGACGGTCGTTGGTATGAGGTGACCAATATCGCCAGCAATACGGCGCTGTCGATTTCTCCGAACTACGAAGGCCCAACTGTCGCCGGCGGTTTCTACTCGATCATGCCGGTACAGGGTTACCAGAAGGATCTGTCCGACCAGGTACGAGCCATTCTCAATGATTATGGAGAGAAGCTTGCGGCGCTCGGAACCACTGGCAACTATGAAATTTTACCGGTCAACAAAGGCGGTACCGGTAGCACAACGCCTTCCAGTGCTCTTACTGAGCTGGGCTTTTCGGATTTCACAAAAACGCTGATTGATGACGCTAACGCAGGGGCTGCACGCTCTACGTTGGGGGCAGCAAAATCTGGCGCCAATAATGACATCACGTCCATTACCGGCATGACCGTGGCGCTCTCTGTTACTCAAGGTGGCACAGGTGGCAAGACGCAGGCAGACGCGAGGGCCGGTCTGGGGTTGGGTGGAGCAGCTGTTCTGGAGGTGGGCACGTCTACAGGAACCGTCGCGGCAGGTAACGATTCCCGTATTACTGGCGCCGTGCAGACTGGCTCGACAGCAAACGTTCTTACATTGCGCCTTAACAATTCCACGACGCTTTCGAGTTCTGCAGGCTATTTAATTTCCAGTTCGATTTTCTTTCCGCCAGGTTATCGGTCGAGTAGCGGCACCGGGCAATCTGGATCGAACCAATGGAATCTTTTCTGGGCTGGGTCCGGGATGCAGGTTTGGGTAGATGGATCGAACACTGGCACGATCCAATACACCGCCTCAGATGAGCGAATCAAAGAGGAAATCAATTACGTTCAAGACACCTCAGGCGACCTTTCGCTAGTCGAGTCCTTGAGGCCTGTTACTTACAGATTCTCACAGCGTGGGCCGGTTTTTCAGTCGAACGTAAAACGAGGATTCATCGCTCAGGACGTGATGCTTTCGGATTCCGCATTGGTGACGGGCGAGATCATTGAGGGCGAAACGAAGGATAACATCACCTCAATTCTCTCCCTTGATTCGCTCGGTCTCGTTTCTTATCTGGTTGGTGCAGTGCAAGAACTTTCATCGAAAAATAAGCAGCTCGAAAGCCGAATCATCGCGCTTGAACAAACCTGATTAATTACCGCTCCCCGTACACCCGCCCCTGAGCGGGTATTTTTTTGCCTGGAGAAAAGAAATGCCAGTAACCGAGAAAGATCGAGACATCCTCGCCCGTACGATTTGGGGCGAGGCCCGCGGCGAAGGAACCGCCGGCCAGATCGCCGTGGCCTGGACGATTCGCAATCGTGTGTTCGACGGTAAAGAGAAGTCGTGGTGGGGAGAGGGCTATGCCGGTGTGTGCCAGGCGAAGTACCAATTCAGTTGCTGGAACAAGACCGACCCAAACTATCAGTTCCTGATCGGCGTGATACAGATCCCGTTCCGCGAGCTGGCGCAGTGCCGAATCGCTGCTGACCAGGTGATCGACGGCAAGGTGCCGGATCCTACTGGCGGAGCCACGCATTACTACGCCACCCGCATCAAGGCGCCGGCCTGGGCGGCGAAGGCCAAGCAGACGCTCAAGTTGGGTGGCCACGTTTTCTTCAAGGATGTGCCGTGATGGTCCCTCCGTGGAAAGCGGTGGGCGCCATGGCACTGGTGCTGATCGGCGCCGGCAGTGCCTGGCAGTTTCAGGACTGGCGCTACGGGAAGCAATTGGCCGAGCAGTCCAAGCTGCACACCGAGACCCTCAATCAACTGACACAGGCCGCAGCCACCGCGCAGCATACCGAGCAGGACAAGCGTCTGGCGCTCGAGCAGCGGTTGGCGTCCAGCGATAAAACCCACTTCGAGAAAATGACCAATGCGCAAAATGACCAGGCTCGCCTGCGCGATCGCCTTGCCACTGCTGATGTCCGCCTGTCAGTCCTCCTTGACGCAGCCGACGTTGCCAAAGGCTGCAACGTGCCAGGCACCGCCGGCGCCGGCGGCGTGGATCATGCAGCCGTACGCGCCCGACTTGACCCGGCGCATGCTCAACGAATTATCGCCATCACCGACACCGGCGACCGCGGACTGATTGCGCTTCAAGCGTGCCAGGCATATGTGAAGAATCTGCAGCAGTGATGGCGCCGCGCCATTCTTGCGAGGTCACCAGCCGTGAACCATCATTTAGATTCGAACTTGATGAATGGTACGCATGGACAAGCAACTGGCTGGCTACTCAATTGTGATGACGGTTATCTGGGTTTCAGTGGTTCTTGCAATCATTTATTGGATGTCGTAGTGAAGGTAACAGGTGGCTGAATTGGAAGGCGTGGTGCTGAACGAGAAGATGCAGCGAGAAGCAGACCGGCTGCTGGCGCAGATTGTCCGGGCGGATTCGATGATCATCGCTGTGAAGGCGGGGGCACGGGCGGATGGCTTCGTGCTTGGTCTGGAAACCGGCGGGGCTTTGCGCTCCGGCGATGCTGAAAGGCTGTACATCATTTTCGAAGCCGCACTGGTGGAGCGCCTGAAAACGTTGGCACGTAGTTAATCAATGCGTTATTGGTCAGGCCGCCAATTCCTAGCACGGCTCCTTCAGCGTGGACCTGCAGGAGCTAGCTTTGTCACAAAACCCTTTCCGGCGCAGGTCGAGCAGTCATCCCGCGCACTAAAGTTGTCGAGACAATCCGGGCAAATACAGAAAGCTGCCGATTCAATGTGAGGTCGCACTTTTTCAAAAGCCCGTAGATCCCGCTCCTCCTGAGCGACCTGTGCTGCATCTATAAGCGCCCGGTAAGCATCGGCATCGGATAGTGGTCGGTGCGTTACGCCAGCGATCATTCGTTCGGTCTCTACCAACTGATATCGGCGACCATTCATTTCCAGCAACAAGCCTGAAATCCGCCCAATTTTCCGAGAAAGACTCAGAGTCAGCCGCATACCATCAGCATCAGAATAGACTTTGCCGTCGTAGGCGAAGGAAGCGCCGCGCGGTTCATCGCTTTCGAAGTTGAAGATTGACCGGCTGATGATGCCCAGCAGATTCCCGTTGTCGATCTGAACGACATCATAGGTAGAGGCGCCGCGGTAGTGCCCGGGCGAGTTCTGCAGCTCCTCGACGGCGTGCCAGTACGCGGCGTTTGCCATTTCGTTCATATCGAATTGCTCAAGCTGGTCGATCAGGCCCTCATCGCGAAGCGTAGCTGCCATCTCGTGGAGAGTTTCCCGATGCCCCTCTGGGTTTTGCATACGGAAGTCCTGATCGTCGAGAGTCGCGCGCCATCGCTGGAGCCGTAGGGTTTTTGCCTGGTCGAAATTCATGCTGCGGGGTTCGCTGTACAAATACTGTATGCGTGTACAGTAATCTAGGCGAGAAAGGTGGGCGAGGGTGAGGCGACGAACTGTAGCGGTGCGGCTGCTTTCGGCCATGAGCGGAAGTTTGGAAGCGCCCGCTACCGGCCAATAGCGGACTTTGGACTTATTTCACCTCAACAATACCTAATCTTCAGTGAGGCTTATAATAAGCTCCACACATCAATCTGTAGCAGAATTGGTCGAGTCAGGAACGATGTCATGAATGAGGATTACGAAAAATCTTGGCATCTGGCTGAGCCGGTAATCGTCGTTGAGGACGACTCTATACTTCGCGGCCTGATGATAGATATTTTGTCCGAAATAGGTTTGCGCTCGCAGAGCTTTGGTAACGCTGATGGTGCTTTAATTCATATGCTCAGCACGCCGCGCACGTACCCACTGGTGATCGCAGATCACGGTTTGCCCGGCAAGCTCAAAGGTTCGGATTTTATCGCGGTGGTGAAGGCGAGATGGCCTAACACTGCCACGATTCTTACCTCGGGATACTCATTGGATCCTACCATCGTACCGCCCTCTACAACGTACTTGGAAAAGCCGTGGTCGATGGACGAGCTGGTGACAGCGGTGGCAAGTTCACTTCAAGCCGATCCCCCGCTTCGTAAGATGTGAATGCGTCTTTGCCATACCTTTTCCTTAGGTTTTAACTCCCTAAGTATCCTTTCTCAAAAATCGGTGTGGGCGGTTACAGCCCTCGGCCGGAGAAGGCGCCGGCAACCTCGTCAGCAGAGCTGGCGTCATCAATTGCAATCGGGGGACTTCACCATGGCCAGCGCACACTAATCACCTAGTGAGTTCGGCGCTGGCC